TTATTAGTTGATCCGTCTGCATTAAACTCCCTGCATTCATCATAAGGCTTATTAAAAGACTTGGAAGCAATCTCACTATAAAGATCCTTGCCTGCCATAAAGGTTTCGTACATTTGTGGATCTCCATCCCTCTTACAAAGAGCCGCTAAACACTTTGGCTCCTGCTGTGACTAAGAGAAGTCACTGGACATTAAAAGATAATTCTTTCGAGTCCGTAACTTCATCTAATTCCACCTCCTCTCTAAACCAAACCACATCATCTATTCTTTGTTTTTTCTTACCATAAACACAATACCCTAATTGAATAGATTGTTTTATTTTTCTTTGATAAACGCATGAACTATAAGGAAATGGTCCATAAATACTATACCACCATTTACCTGCAGATAAATAATTAGGAAAATGCCTATATTCATTTGTATTAGAATCAAAACAATAACATGGAATTGAACGGGTATCTGGATTACCAAAATTATGATTTCCAATAGCCTTTTCAGATAATTTTTGACGATGCTCCTCCGTAAATGGGTGGGATTGTCTATATTTTTTTAAACTATCGGATATTTGATTTCTTACTCGGATTGACCTCATAGTAATTGAATGCTTATCCTTAACTTCTGGAACATCCATGATATTATTATTTCCACCGTCAACCATATTATAACCGCTATGAATACTGTCATAAAGTTCAATATAATGAGTTTCTAACTCATTCAAGGTTTCTTTATCAAAAGCCCTGCATATAATTTCAAAATTAAAATTCTCCTCCCCATATTTCCTAATAGCTTGATATAAATGGGTTTGGGCTCCCTGCCTTGCTTTTTTCAAATGCTGGCATTTCCGTTTTTCCAGACTTTTAGTGGTTTGGCCAATATATACTTTACCATTAACCAAATTTGTAATTTTATATATTATCATAGATAAAAACCTCCCTATCTATAATAATATACTATCTGCTCTTTGTCAACAACTATTTTGCTGACTAAAATCTCAACTTCTTTACCATCATTATCTACTATTAACCTATCTCCAATATTTACAGAATCTGCATATGCCCATCCATCTTTAGTATATACCTCACACCATCTGTCTACTGTAAACGAATTATTAAAATCAGATACTAATAATTCAGCATTATCTGCCACAAACATCTTTCTGATATCTTTATTATGACTTGGAATATTTTGAAGATTAGGTTCCGAGCTACTCATTCTTCCTGTCTTTGCCCCATATTGATTGAAACTACAATGGATCCTACCATCATCAGGATTAACACATTCCGGTAATTTATCAATATAAGTGGACAGTAACTTTTGCACTTCCCTATATTCCAATATTGCTTTCGCAATAGGGTGATCTATCTTCTGAAGAATATCTTCTCCGGTACCCCTTGGAGATTTCTTATCAGGTGGATCTATTTTCAATACATCATAAAGCATTATAGCTATCTGCGTAGCCGATGTAATGTTAATAGGATACTCAAGTTTATTATTAGCTCCCTGTACTTTCCTATAATTATCCAGATCCTTACCAAAATCATCACATATCCGGTAAAAGTTGTTTTTCTTTTGCTCCAGCAAATCATTATACTGAACTGAAAGCTGTTGGGCATAATCAGTATTTATAGAAATCCCAGCATCTTCCATATCAGCCACAACCGGGATGCAGGGCATTTCAATATTCTCGAAAACCCAATAAACATCCCGCATATCTTTCTTAGAAGAATCATTCCTTAAATATTTACGCTGATATTCATTCAATTCATAGGTAATAACCGGATCATGGGCGGCATATAAATATCCAATATTATAAGGTATCAATGTAAATGGAATACCCTTGAATAGATCCTCAAATCTAAATGCGTCGCCCTTGCCATCAAGACAATACTTGTTGTGGAGCGCTTTCAGATTTGATTCAGCTTCATTCTCATTCAAAAGTTTGCTGGCTAAGTAACCATCCCAAGTACAGTAAATATCAGGTAATCCAAAATGTCTTAAAACCCTAATATCAAACTTGGCATTGAACATATCAATGTATGGCTTTTTCTTCAATAACCTCTGAAACTCCTGCGAAACAAATTCCCGATTTAGTTGATCCGGAACCCTTTGATGAGTGATATAACTGATATGGTTGATTGGAATATAAGCGCCTTTTTGATTCGGAGTATAAATACAAGGACCTGCTATGTTGTTTCTCAATGGATCCAAGCCATCGGTTTCCGTATCTATTGCTATATATTCATTCCCTATACAAGCCGTTATATAATCATGAAGCATTTCCGGATCAGTAATATAAATATATTCATCCTTATACTTTCCAAGGCTTCTGTCTACCATCTGCTTGATAGCTGTTATCCTATCAAGTAACCCTGCACCACCTTTAATTGATGGTGCAGGGGTCTTCATCTGAATAGATTTACCTGCTATAGACTTATCCTTGGCCTTAGTAGATTTCGTCTTAGGTAAACTAAACAATGCCATTATTATCTACCTCTTCTTGCAGGCGTACGCCTTTCGGAACGAGCAGGACTGCGCCTTGCCGGTCTTTCCTCTTCTTCATCCTCCGGGGAAGCCTCTTCTTCAGGATCATCATTATCATCCGGTTCATTGCGTCTGCTACCTCTACGAGGAGTCTCAGGTGCTTCATCGCGCCTGCTACCACGCCTGCGAGGCTTTTCTTCCTCTTCCTCAGGCGGGAACTCATTAGCTTCCAGATAATATTCCATATCCTCAGCAGATTTATCCAGTACTAAACCACCAAGGATCTTGGGAATGTCCTCGAAATCCTCAAGCTGGGTATCATCAGAATCTACTTCAAAGATCTCATAAGTGGTGCTGGTATCTTTCGGCTTGCCGTGCCTTTCCACCTCAAAGATATGTTCTACAAGATTTCCCTTGGTAGCATAGCGGCTACATAAACTGGACATCTTTTCAAACATCTTTTTACCTCTATCCCATATCTGAATCTGATCTTCCTCGATATTGTAAACCGGAATAAATAACTTAGCCTGAAGCTTGATCTGCTCCCTGCAGAATGGACAAGTATCAATAGGATCCCGGTATGAGCGTAAACAATTTACATATCGTTCCTTACCATTGACTTCCACCTTATGTACGCTGAAGCCCTCAATATCATCTTCCTTATTATAAAGAAATCTGACCTGCTTTACTCCCTTATCATTGGAGATTCCGAAGAATCCCCCACCACCCTGTCCACCATAATTGTCGGACTCACTTGCATTAAATCTTGCCATAATTACTTTTCCTCCTTTTTAGTCTTTTTATTCTTTTGATATTCAAGCGATTCCTGTAATAAGGAATCGATCAAACCAGTATTGCTGAGATCCTTAATCTCAAACATTGCATCGAACATATGATTGGTTGTTTTGGTAGGAACCTCCTGGACAGCCTTGCTTCTACAGCATAAATATATACAGGAAGTCGAAAGATTAAGGCGAGCAAACATATGCCCATTAAACTTCAAAGCACGTACCTTAGGTGCTTTTTCCGGGGTAAATATCTCCGCCTGCTTTCCAAGCTTCTTAATGATATAATCAAGGATTGTAGGAATTTCCGGATTAATCTCTCGCTTAGGGGTCTTTTCCTTCTTAACCTTCTTACTCATAGTCTTCTCATCTGTAATAATCTCCTGCATTACCTGAGAATAAGAGGTGCCATCACCAGCTTCAACAACTTCCACTTCAGTAATGGGCGGGCACTCAATTCCCAGTTCTTTTTTCTGCTTCATTACTTCCTGAATATATTCCTCGTCTGTAACACCGTCTACAACCGTCTTATCAGGCTCATTTACCGGGGTTTCGATTTCTGTGGCTACATTGTCCTCCACTTTCTTGTACCAGCGCTTAAAAGTGCCTGTTGTAATGCTTGTTGACTTACCATCCTCGAACTGGATTAACATTGTGCCCTTCTTCTCGTCCTGCTTAAGGATTTCCATTACCTTGCCATTCTGCTTGTTTACATACTTCATAAAATTTTTCCTCCTTGTGAGTGTTTTGATTTTTACAGGGATATTCCCTATAAAGATTATATAACATCTTTTATTCCAAGTCACTCGCTAAATAATGAAAATTTTATAACTTTTCAACTAGATTTAAAAATTGGGATTTAGACATTGCATTTATATCCTTAGGTTTATTCCAAAAATACTCCGTAATTATTTTATTATTAATATTATCCCGAAGACGCTGTCGGGCATCTAACCCAGCCTTATCCATATCAGTTGCAAGAATTAATTTCCGGGCATGTAAATTTCTTAATTGTTTAAATTGTAATTCAGTTCCAACTCCATTCAATGCTACCCCATACTTACCATATACCCAACAAGTTAGTGCATCAAACATACCTTCGCATACTATTACTTCTTCGGCCGGTTCATCTAATTTTGAAAGTTCATATAATCCATATAAAGGTTTTTCTACTCCCTTCGGATATTCGTATCTTTTGTACTTAACATTCCTCCTAGCAACAAAAAGGGTGTTGCCACAAATATCACGGACAGGGAAAGTAATAGAATCAGTATTCTTATCATAACCCAAATCAAAAATCTCAATAATCTCATCTGTCATACCTCGTTCATATAAATATTTATGTATATATCTATAACTATCCAATTCTTCTTCAGTAATATAAGGTTGCTTTTTCTTGGTTTTATCCCTTGATAAATCAAGATGCAAAGGTTCTCGGGATTCAGTCTCTAACTTTTGAAAATTTTTTCTAAGCCATTTGTTTCCAAACTTACCTAATATATCATCTGTTTTTCCAAAACAAAAAGATATAACTTCCGGCAAACTATGTACTTCCCCACATGCAAAACAATGAAATACCCCATCTTCTTTTCTTATTCCAGCAGAAGGTTTTTTCTCCTGTCCTCCTGCATGATAAGGGCATTGTACCTGAATATGGGTTTGTAAAGGCTTTCTTTTCTGCAATAACTGGATCCCATTTGCATTCAATTGACTTGCCAGCTCATCCAAAACATCTGATAGATCACAGTTATAATAATCAAACCCAATACGCATCAAAAAACATCCTCCTTAACCGAAGATTCAGGTTTCTTTCTGGTTCTCTCCCTTCTCTGTGGTTCTTCCTGCACATTATCATCTACTGTTGGAAGGTATGTGAAAGTACCTGTATCAATATCCCAATTATATGCAACTTTTCCACCAACTCTTCCGTATCGGTTCTTTTTAACTTCGAGTTTTAATACCCCTTCCTTAGTTTGCCTCATACTTAAAACTTTAGAAGCATTCATAGCTATACCATCACTATCCCGGATATTTTCAAGCTCGGGCACATCTTCCTTGTTATCCTTATCAATAACCCCGTTTCTATTTGCCTGTACAACTGCAAGGACAGGTATCTTTAATTCCACACTCAAAGCCATAAGATCTTCACTGATATTGGTTAAAGAAGTGGTGGTACTATCTCCCCTCTTATACCTTTCATCTGATAAATATTTAATTCCATCGATTGCAATACAATCCAATTTATATCTTTTGATCCAATTTCTAAGCTTAGAAACTGTAATCTGATGATTAAAATACTTATCAGCTGGCGTGGATACAATAAATTGATTTCTATGAGTAACCAGATCATCAATATAATTTTTATAAGCCTCATCATCTACCCCGGTCTTGGACCAAGTTAATCCAGTATTAGAAAAATTTTGATATAAGGTATCAAATCTGTATCCAATACTACTTGGTGACATCTCAGGGGAGATATAACCTACATTGAATCCAAGTTCCCATATATGAGTACATATCTTCTCAAGTACAAAGCTTTTACCCATATTTATACGGGCTAAAATAACCAAGAACTCTTCTTCCCTTTGAATACAATGGATAAGATCATCAAGCTCTTCAAATCCGGAAGTAAAAAACCAATCACTTTGATGATTTTTTCTTTCCAAATATTGATGATGTCTTTCCTGCGCCTGCTTTATAATATCCACTCCACCAACATCATATTCAGGTTGTAAGTGCTTCATTTCATTGATAAGATATTCAGCCGCAACATTCGAATCACTCTTCAATAAATCAGCCGCTTTACTTATTACCGGGACTGTCTTATAGTATAAATATTCTTCACGTATTTTGTCAACTAAATATTTATCACTTTCCTGAACTTCTAATAAAGTTATATCCGGGAATTCATTTAAAAAGGTCGACCTATCTGGAACTGTATGATATCTATCATAATGATCCAATATAAATTGGATTTCATCTGAATATTGGGGAAAATAATCCGCTGTAATATTATTGTCCTGTAGGAGTGCAAGATCCTTAGTACTTAATAATTTGGAAATAATTTGCAAATCAACCATTATCTCATGTCACCACCCTTTAATAGAATTATTTCACTTGACCCATGTATACGGCTCGTCAATCTTTCCCCGATGAGATCTTCCAGATCCCGACGATCCACCAAATTAGATGTAAATATATTGGATCTCCCAGCTAAAGACCTATTATTTATCAATGTATAAAGCTGAGTATAATCATATTGAGATATTCCTGAAATACCTATATCATCCCACACCACCAAGGGAACCTTTTCTAAATTATCTTTATACTCTTTTGGAATCGGGTTATTAAAGTCCTTCAGCCTCAAGAGTAGATCAGATACAGATATGAATATTCCCTGCAATTTTTCATAGTTTCCATGAGCCATATGATGTAAATAAGATTGCAGGAGTTTAATCGCCCAACTGGTTTTTCCATTACCGGCTTCTCCACAGATATACAGGCTATTTCCCTCACCCACATATTTTACTATATTCTTTCGGATATCTGCAAGCCTTTTATATGAGCTTCGATCACATCTATTACAATCAGTGATATACATATCTATTGGTTTCTGTAATTTCTCAGGTAAACCACTGTTATCCATCTGCCATTTTAACTCGAGGTATGTTTGACACATAAAGCAGTCATCCTGACATACCTGTAAATACCAGCAGTTAGAATTTCTCTGCTTTTCCACTATCTATATCCTCCCTAAATTTTTTCTTGTCTGCGATCCTTCCTGAATGAGATCCAACATCAGTTCCTGCTTTACTGCTTAATTTTTGTTTTGAGCTATATTTATCCTCAAGAATGCTAACAAATTTATCTTCCCTTAATATGAAATCAATATCGGCTTTCCAACCTCTATCATTATCCCCGGTTAAAAAAGATGATTCATTAGCTTTTGTCAAAGCATTCTCGATGCTCATCATATCATATTTGCTTACAATCTTACCAATTGCCTTTTGGCGTTTATCTGTCAATTTCAAACATTTAGGTAATTTAGTACATATTGAATTATATTTATCCATAAATATAGTCGAAATAGTTGAAAATGACTTTTCAGGTACTCCTTTAATAGCTTTAGCTATTAAAGGTTTTTTATTCTTATTATTACTATTATTACTTAAGTGCAATTTTTTAAGATCCAGTTCTGCAGTTTTTTCAGATCTGGATATTAAAAAACTACATAACTGGGATTCATCAATTTTAAAATGTTTTGTAGCAGGTACCCCCTTTAATTTTGTTTCCAAAACCCCTGCATTTTTTAATGATTGAATAGCTGATCGCTGTTGATGATCAGAAAGACCTGTATTATCCCTTATCTTATCCATAGTAGCATAGAAAAAACCATCTTCAGTAAGTTGATCGTGGGATTGCCAATAATCATATTCAGAGCATAGCTCCCCTAACATAACAGCCTCTTCCAATCCAAAAGTTTTTATAAGCGTTTTATTTACACTTATATAATTTGAACTTGCTAATAATCCTAACATTGACATTTTAATTCTCCTCCAGAAAATAAAAAGTACAAATTCAAGCAACTGCTCCCCAGCAGACAAATGCTCGAACCTGTACCTTTTGGGTCAAGTGGGTTTCTCCTATGAGGTCTCATATTCAGCAGTGTTACTGGGGAGAAGCACCACTTGACCTGTTTGTAAATAATAATATAACTGCTCCATTTTTAAAAGTCAACTATTTTTTAAAAGTTGACGAAATATCTTCGATTTGGGTATCGCATTCAGCATTTACAGTATCCCATAAAAGCTGTCTTTCCTGCTGAAT